AAAAAAAAATCTGAGGGGAAAGATAAATGTCTGAAAACAATTCAAATGACATGATTTACAACTGGCGCAATGAATTACGCTCACATCATGATGGTGTTTTTGTTGTAGCCAATAGCCAAGCACAAAAATATAAAAATCAAGGTTTTGATAAGTCCGAAGTTGTAGAATTACTTGCAGCCGACAATTTTGATTTGGACATTGCTAATAGAGTTGCTTCCAAGTTATTTGACTCTGCTGAAAAAGTCAAACAAAGAGATGCGATTGAAGTTTCTGTCGTTCCTACTAGGTACTCTGATTGCGCTCCTATAATTGAAAAAACTCTTACTAAATTGTCAGCTAAAGAATTTGTCAAGAAACTTTGCACTGGACCACATTCAATTGTTAAGACAGATGAAAAGGGTTTATCTCAATGGCAAAGATGGGCTGAAATGGCTAAGTCTACAAGAGTTGGCATGGACAATTTACACGTTGCCCTCAAGCCTTTCATTGAAGAAACTTTATTGAACAATGTCTTAATTGCTCAATCACAAGATGCAGAAATCAAAACAGCATCAAACAATAAGTATGTTGTATCAATGAGAAAAGGCACAGCTGAAGTTGATTTGTCTTCAGCAACTTCTTCAAGCAATAAATTTAACGAAGGGAATTACGCTGATTTCGGCCTTGCAGATGAGTATCTTGTGAAGGCAGCAGATTCAGTTTCTCCATATCAAAGGCTTAAAAGAGCTTTAGCAGATTAGTTATATCTTGAAATTAATAAACAAGCCGCAAATATGCGGCTTGTTTATTTTGTATAATGAGTAAATGGAAGATAATAAAGAAACAATTGACGCTTTGATTGTTCCCGATGATGGTCCAAAAAAACCCACTAGATATTTCAGAGATCTAAAAGAAACAGACAAGCCACTCAAGCCTCTTCCTCCTGACAGTATGAGCGATATTTCTTATCCTCAATTTGTCGAGCCAAGATGTGCTTTATGTACATCTCCATTCCGTGATTTATTAGAACACGTTTATCTTGAATCTGGAAGAAAAAACCAAGCAGTTATAAGATTTTTTGCCGAGTATTATGATGCCCAATTAAACTGGATGCAGATCAATACCCATATGGAGCAACACTGCGATTTAAAAAAGATTTCCACATCAGGATTAAAAAACTACGAGCAAAGAGAAGAACTTATTGCTCCTTGGATATTTAGAGAACATCATTTAGCACTAACGGCTTTGCTTGTAGAACTTGATGATGTAAGAGGAATTGATTGCTCAAAAAATTCAGAAATGAAACTTAAAAGAGCATCAATGGTAGAAAAACTTATCACCAAAATATTAATGGTCAAAGATTCAAGAGATAATCAAGGAATCTACAACATCAATATTTTCGAAATTCTTGCCACATTGCATGAAAGAATGGAAAATGAAAACGATAAGAGAATCATCAGAGAAGAGATTGTTGCTCTTAGAAATAAAATTCAACAAGACAATTAATGAGAAAACCAACTCCTGTAGTCAAGTCTTCCAATGAACTTAGAAGTCAGCTTCTACAACAAGCTAATTCTGTAACTGAACTTTTCAAAGATACTGAATATGCAAATGATTTTGCTGATGAAATTGTTCCAGCAAGAAGACAAGAAGTTGCACCTCCTGCCAAACCTGCAAAAGATAGATTCAATCCTGACCAAATTGTAGACATTATTACATTTATTGAGCATCCGTATTTTTGTAATTTAAGGCCTTATCCTTGGCAAAAATTAATTTTGAAATGTTTTTATATGGGTCAGGAAGGAAATACCAGTCTTACAATTTTAGATGATAAATCAGATTCTGGATGTAATGGTTGCGTATGGAATTATGTCCATAAAAATGAAACTGCTTTCTTGAAAGCTAGAGAACAAGAAAAGCAATTTAAAACTATTTTTAACGTTGTAAATTCGCCTTGTTTACAGTGTTCTAGGCTTGACAGTAACGTAAGAGATGAAAGATATAGATATGCCCGTCAAGAAGCAACTAATCCAGATGCTGAAAGACAGGTAGAAGTATTAGAATCAAGACCAATAATAGATGGGTTTCAAACAGAAAACGATTTATTGTATTCTGAGGAATTTGATCCAAAACTAAGGATGCAAGTTCAAGAAAAATGCACAAAAAGATACAAGTTTGAAGAATTAGTCTTAGTACTGGGGAGACGTTCTGGCAAATCGTTCCTTGTATCTGCTATGGCTCTTTATGAATTATATCGTTTAATATCTATGGGTCATCCACAAGCAAGATATGGACTAATGGAATTTGATGAGATTGTACTCTTGAACGTTGCTAGAAATGAAGAACAGGCTAAAAAAGCAATCTTCTCAAAAATCAAACAGACAGTTCTGGCTTCTCCATTTTTTGCTCCATATATAGGTAAAGATACTGAACTTGAAATGAGGTTTTATACTGAACACGATAGGGAAGAAAATGTCAGAAGAGCAGAAGATAAAATCAATCCTTTTGCTGGATCATTAGTCCTAAGATGTGGTAGTAGTAATGCTTCAGGTCTTGTTGGTCTTACTTGTTGGTCTATTATTATGGACGAAGTTGCAGCCATGGCAGGAGATAATCCAGATTCTGGCGTTGACTACGGTCTTTATGATGATTTGAAGCCATCACTAGCTACATTTGGTAAAGATGGCAAAATGATGCTTCTTTCCAACCCCAAAGGCCCTATTGGATTGCTATATGACTTGCATGAAAATAGACAGGAAGATCCAACAACTCTTGTGATGAGACTTCCTACTTGGCTTACTAATCCAAACATTGATAAAGAATGGCTTGATGGGCAAAAGAGAAAAGACCCACAAGAATTTCAAATGCAATATGGAGCTGAGTTTGGTGCTTCATCATCAGACCCTATGTTTATGTCCGAAGATATAGATAAAATGTTCAAAAGTCAAAATATGGTTAAAAGAAAAGAAATGCCAGACGGTCTTTTCGAATATTTTTGCCATATTGACCCTGCGAGAACATCTGACTATTATGCTCTTGTCATTGCTCATACAGAGACAATGTATGGGACTATTGGGCCTGACCATACACCTCTTAAAAGAGTTGTCATAGATCATATCCATTTTTGGAATCCTCTTACAAGAAATCAACCTGTCAAAGAAAAAGAAGTTGAAGACTATGTAATTGATTTACATCGTAGATTTAGATTTAAGCAAGTTTCAATTGATCACTGGAATTCACAATCATCAGTTATAAAGCTTCAAAGTTATGGCGTTCCAATTATAGAGCGACAATTTAATAAAGAATATAAAGAAAAAATCTATACAGAATTAGCTCAATTAATTAGAGATGACAGGATTGATGTCTATGATTTATCAGGCGGTAGTTACGCAGATATGCACAATACACTACAACCACTAAATGAAGTTCAAGAAGCAAAAACTCAGTTTTTATTCTTGCAAAAAAAATGGAAAGGCAAAAGATACTATATCGAGGCATTGTCTGGTTACAAAGACGACATATGTGACTGTGTTGCCGCAGTTTCTTTTGAATGTCTTACTTCTAAAATTATCGCAAGATTGCCTAAATCAAAAATGGTCAATTTGAACAGAAGATGATTAAAGTATAAAGGATTATAAATTTTAAAATAAGAAAAAATCATTATGTCTGAAAATATTCGTATAGCACAATTTGGAGGCGTTGGTGGTGGCGGACAAGTGTCTCCATTCATGCCTGGAAAAAGTCCTATTGGTAAGGGTGGCAACAATAGAGGCGGACATGAGATAAATTTGTATGTCGATGAAGACGCAAATTTTGATAAGTTGCTCCGTAAAACCCATATGGAATTTGATGGCAGAGATGCAAATATCGAAAGCCGTCTTACTCCACAACATAAACATTACGAAGAATCAATTCCATACAATTTAACCCCTGAAGAAAGAATGAGAGCTAAACTTCGTGCTCAACTTCATAATTACAAACAGTCTTTAGAAAATGCAGCTAACGATTTACATAAAAACTCTCCACAATACATAAAACAAAATTTTAATGCTAAACCTGAGCATCTTATGACTATGGAACAGTCTTTAGAAGACAGGCATAAGTACAAGAAAGATTATAAGTTTATGGGAGAAGAATACAAAGATCCAGACAAGCCATCAAGAATTCACTTTGCAATTTCAGAAAATGACATAAACCGTGTAGCAGAAGACTATCAAATTAAGAGAAGAAATAGAATTACTGAAGAATATGCTGAGCCAAGAAATAGATACGATGTAGAACAATTCAGTAATGAGCCGCTAGGAAAAACTCCATTGTTAGAACATGGATCTGATTTGGAACAATACTTTAATGATTTGATTAATGTCAACACACCAGACCAAGACGGATTTCAAGAATATGAATTGAAAGATACTATCTTAACTTATCCAAATCCTGATGCAAATGTCAACTTAACTCCTAGAAAGTTTACTGGTGAAGAAAGCGCAGAATTAAAGCAACTAGACCCATTCCAATCTATTGAAAGAAATATGCATACACCAAAAATGCCTTCTTCTTATTTTGATTTTGTAAAGCCAACATCAACTGAAGATGCAAGTGTTGAAGAGCAATATGACACATTGCTAAGCGGATTTATGGGGCCAACATTTTAAGATGAATAAACAAATTTTACTTTTGCTGGACCTTTGTGAAAAATTAGATTCATCAGGCAAATTCGTTCAGTCTGACAAATTATTCAACAAATTTGCTCAATACTATCCTCAACAGTCGGTGACTAAGGTGCCACACGTTCATTTTGTTGAATATGAAGAAATTGAAGATGAATATAAAGAAAATGACTACTTTAGACAAAAGATAAAACCCAATAGATTTGTTAGAGATTATTTTGATTTGGGTGGAGAGCAAGATGGTCCAAACATTGAAGGCTTATTGCACGGCCCAGATAGTGTTCCAGGTCCAGCATATATCGATCCAGGAAATTTAGCATCAAGCCCATCTATGGCGGGAGATACTTTATCTTTTACTTGGGAAGAAACATATCAGAAAAATGTAGACGAAGGCAATGCTTGGAAAAATAGATTACCAAACAGATAAGGAGATTATTATGCCATTACCAATTAAACCAGTACATAGTTTAGATTTACACGCAGAATTATTTGACGGCCCATCAATGGAAGGACTTGGATTATCAGACATCCAAATTCAACTATTAGGAGTTTCCCAACAACCTAAAAAGGCAGAAGCAGCTAAATTGAGCACTAGATATATTGATATGCTTAGGACTATAGATGCTTCTACTGACGAACTTGTTACTGCAGCGTCTCAATTGGCCTTAAACAAAGATGGAAAAGTCTGCAGTGTTCCAAACAATATTTCTGATAATGATTTGCTTGCATTGAAAACAGCTGGATTAATAACAGGCTATGGCAGATCTGTAGAACTGACAGATAGAGCAAAATTAGCTCTTAGAGATCATTTTCTCTCAACAGAAAATGTCAATGAGTTTAGAAAACAAAGAACTAAAGATAGATTTGATTTAGAAGCTGCAAGAAGTGTAAAGGCTTCTGCTAATAAATTTAAGAAAGTTGGTTCTTGACTCACTAAAGACAAATTCCGTGATGAATTTGAAATTAGATTTTTAGCAAATAATGACAAATTACGAACAAAAGGCTTAATGTTTGCGGAGCCTTTAGAAAACTTCGAAGTTGTCGTTTTCAAGTTTGATTATCCTGACTGTTACTCTTTTTGGAATAAAAATGTTAGTTTTCCATTATCATTAGCTTTTTTAGATGATAAGTACAGAATTCGAGACATTAAAGATATGGAAGCAGATGATCCTAAATCTGTTTATCCTGAAAGTTCAAAGATTATTTTTGTTGTAGAAGCAAATAAGGGAACTTTTGACAAATTGGGTATAAAAATAGGCGATAAGCTTATAATGAAGGGCAACAAACTGATTTTAGATAAAGAAAATAAATAGATGCATTAAAGGAATTACCCTTTAAATTTAAGAAGT